TGGTGAAGAAGATGCGGGAGTTCGTATTTGGGGATATGGAAAAACCATTTATGAAAACCTTCTTGGACTGGTTTTGAATCCAGATTACGGTGATATCACGGATGTGGATAGTGGTGTTGATCTTACTTTGACATACACGCTTCCTAAAACGAAGGGTGCTTTCCCACAAACAAATTTGACGCCTAAAAGAAAGTCTTCTAATCTTTTGGCATCAAAAGAAGAAGTTGCAGCGTTACTTGAAAACGTTCCAAACATTGAAGAACAGTTCCAGCAGAAGTCTGCTTCGGATCTAAAAGCAATTTTGGAAACGTTCTTGAGTCCAACAACAGGACCACTTGATGATACATCAGTGATCAGTAGCGTTGATGCTGCAATTCAGGAATTATCTGCTTAAGAAAAACAAGTAAGATATATATAATAATCAAAGACCACTGTCATGAACTTGATGGTGGTCTTTTTTTTTAAAATGAATGAAATGAATAAAATAAAAAATAATATTAGGAGAAAATAATATATGACAGGAAAAATATCATCTTCCGACATTGCGAAGATGTTAAATAAAAAAGCGGGCAGAAACATTGCCCATACATTAGAAGCAGAGAACCCAACAGAGGTCAAAGAATGGATTTCAACTGGCTCAAGATACCTTGACTCAATTATTTGTCGAGGAAAGTTGGCAGGAATTCCAGTAGGAAAGATTACAGAGATTGCAGGCTTAAGTGCATCTGGTAAATCTTATATGGCTGCTCAAATTGCTGCAAATGCACAGAAGTCAGGGATTAAGGTTGTTTACTTTGATTCAGAAAACGCACAAGATCCAGCATTTTTGGAAAACTCTGGCTGCGATATTACATCAGAGAATGGTGTTATTTATATGCAAGCACAATGGGTTGAGCAAGTATTAGAAATGATTGAGAACTGTTTGGCAACAGGTGAAAAATTTCTTTTTATTTGGGATTCTCTTGCTAATACACCATCAAAAGCAGATGTAGAGGGAGACTATAACCCTCAATCATCGATGGCAGTGCGACCAAGAGTCTTATCGAAGGGGTTGGCAAAGCTTGTTCAGCCAATTGGTGACTCACAATCAACTTTTCTTATCCTTAATCAGCTAAAGACCAAGATTACTTCCAATATTTGGGAAGCAAAGTTGGATCCTTACTTCACTCCAGGCGGAATGGCTGCGATTTACAACTATTCATTAAGAATATGGTTAACCAGATCAAATGCATCCAAGTCTTTTGTGGAAGATGATAAAGGATACAGGATTGGAACCCAAGTCAAGGCAAAACTTAAAAAATCTCGCTATGGAACAGAGGGTAGATCCTGTGATTTTCAGATTATATGGGGAGATTACGATAAAATCGGTATTTTGGACGAAGAAAGCTGGTTGGAGGCAATAAAACCATCAAATAGGTTGACAAATTCAGGTGCTTGGTATACTCTTGAGGGGTATCAAAAAAAGTTTACTGGATCACAGTTTGCTAATTTGGTAAAAACCGATGAAAAGTTTAAAGAAATAGTACTGGACATTATGGATGAAGAAGTAATCAGGAAGTTTGATGCCCGAGAAGTCGATGCGTCAAATTTCTATGAAAACGAGGAAAATAATCCTCAAGCTGCTGTTTAGTGCTCTTTAAGGGGTGACTTCGGTCACCCCGTTTTAGGTGTAATGATGAAAAATGTAGTATTGTTTGACATGGACGGGACTTTAACACCCGCAAGAAAAGAAATGCCACAAGAAGTTCTCGATGCTCTTCTTTTACTGCTTCAATATGCAGATGTTGGTATTGTTTCGGGTAGTCCTTATGAATATATTAAGGAGCAGTGTTCTCTGTTATTTAATGGATTGAATGAATATGGACTACAGGATCTTTTAATCCTTCCTTGCAATGGTACACAGAAATATTCCTACAGTAATGATAAATGGAACAAAGACTCTTCTTTAGATATGCGCCAATACATTGGAGAAGATACACATGAAACTTTGATGACCACATTGGTAGAAAAACAATATATTTGTTCTCTTTTATCAAAATCTTATGGATATCCAATGACCGGACACCATATTTCTTATAGAGGTTCAATGGTTAATTGGTGTCCTGTTGGCAGAAATGCCAATCATGAAGATAGAGAAAAGTTTGCTATTGCAGATAAAGAACACTTCATCAGACAAGAAGCTCTCAATAAGCTTTTAGAAATCCCAGAGCTAACAAAAAGCCTTTCATTCTCATTGGGTGGAAGCACTTCTATTGATATCTATCCCCATGGCTGGGATAAAACATATGCACTTAATCATTATGATAATAATAATTTATTTTGGTTCGTAGGTGATCGTTGCTTGCAGGAAACTGGAAACGACAAAGCACTTTACGATAAACTTAATTCTATTAGAGAGAATACGGCATTTCAAACAAATGGTCCGAGTCAAACTATACAGCTAATAAAAGATATTATCACGGTGATTGAGGCAGAAAATGACGAATAAAGTTTTAATAGTAGATGCGATGAACACATTCATTCGCAATTATGTTATGGATCCTTCTATTGGTGCTGATGGCTTTCCTATTGGTGGCACAAGAGGATTTTTAAAAACATTACAAAAGCTCATCAGAGAGATTGACCCATCTCAAGTTGTAGTTGTTTGGGATGGTGGAGGTGGCTCTAAAAAACGCCGAACACTCCTAAAGCAATACAAAGAGGGTCGTAAACCAATTAAGCTCAATAGAGCTTATGAAGGATTGTCTCCTCTGGAAGAAAGCCAGAACAAATATAATCAAATTAAAAAAACTATCGATTATCTTAACAAAACACCAGTTATCCAATTTATGGTGGAAGATGTTGAGGCTGATGATGTCATTGCTTATGTTTGTGGTTTGCCAGATCTGTCTGAAAAAATAAAAGTTATTGTTTCTTCTGACAAAGACTTTATTCAGCTTTGCAACAGTACAACAATACTTTACAAGCCAAAGACCAAGGGTCAAAAAGAAATACTTAATGAAAGCAGAGTTGTGGAGCAGTTTAGTATTCATCCTAATAACTTTGCGATTGCTCGTGCAGTTGATGGAGATAAATCTGACAATATTGAGGGCGTAAAAGGGGTTGGACTAAAAACTTTAGTTAAATCCTTCCCCGAGCTTTCTGAAAGTGAGTCATTAACATTAGATTATATTTTTGATAAATGTAAAGAAAACTTTGGCAACTCAAAGGTCTATCAGTCAATTTTAATGGATAAGAAAAAAGTAGAGTTAAATTACGGTCTTATGCAACTGTATTCACCTAATATTTCTTATGGCAGCACAAAAGATATCAGAGAATCGTTTGAAAATTATTCCCCAGCGTTTAATCATACTGAATTCATGGCAATGCTCACCAAAGATGGGTTGACCAATTTTGACTGGGAAACAATGTTTCAAAAATTTAGATCAATAATATCAAGCACTAAAAAAAATGATTGACCATTATAAAATTTTAGGTTATATTTACTCCTAACCACGAGGTAAAAATGTCCAACAAAAAAGTTTCTTTTTCTCAATTTGGAAAGTCCTTCCAAGAAGAGCTTGCTTTTCTTATTTTAGACGACCGAGAGTTCTCTGACAGGATGTTAGAGGTCTTAAATGTAGAGTATTTAGAGTTTAAATACCTTCAGGTATTTATCGAAAAGATTTTCTCATATAAGAAAAAATACACAGCTCATCCATCATATGAGACATTAAAAATCATATTAAAATCAGATATCTCTGATCATAATGATGTGCTACAAAAGCAGATAAGAGACTATTATGCTCGATCATTATCGAACATGGACATCCTCGCAAACGCGGAATATGTAAAAGACAAAGCACTTGATTTTTGTCGTAAACAAAAATTACGAGAAGCGATGATTAAATCAACTTCGCTACTCAAAAACTCCTCATTTGATGAGATTTCTCAAGTCATTAATGACGCTCTTAAGGCAGGTGCTGAATCAAACCAAGGTTATGATTTCTTGGCAGATTTTGAGAAAAGATATGAAGTAATCAATCGCGATACAATCACAACTGGGTGGGATAAGATTGATGATATCATTAATGGAGGAGCAGGAAGAAAAGAACTCGGTGTTGTGATTGCGCCAACTGGATGTGGTAAATCCATGGTTCTTGTTCATCTTGGAGCACAAGCATTAAAAGCAGGAATGAACGTTGTTCATTATACTTTTGAGTTGGCAGAAACAGTTATTGCAAAGCGATATGACTCTTGCTTAACTGGATTTCCTCTCAACACATTGGCTGATCACAAAGATGCAATTTGGAAGCAGATTAAAGATGTTGAAGGAAAGCTCATTGTAAAAGAGTATCCAACAAAGACTGCTTCTACAAATACGCTCCGAGCACACTTAACTAAATTAATTCAGTCTGGTACTAAACCTGATATGATCATTGTTGATTATGCCGATCTTATGCGGACAACTTCTCAAAGAAAAGAAAAGAGAGAAGAGTTAGAATCAATCTATGAAGAGTTGCGAGCGATAATGCAAGAGCACAATGTAGTTGGGTGGACAGCATCACAAACCAACAGAACTGGTTTGGAGTCAGAGATCATTACAATGCAATCTATTTCAGAGGCATTTAATAAATGTTTTGTTGCTGATTTTATTTTTTCTGTTTCGCGAACAACAGAAGATAAACAAACAAATGGCGGTAGAATTTATATCGCTAAAAATAGAAACGGACCTGATGGTCTGGTCTATTCAATATTTATGGAC